TAGTCCAGGTGTCTCCACCGTCTGATGAGTAATGTACATCGTGACCTTGACCAACATACAATACATCTTCATGTGCAATAATCTCCTGATAAGCACTCGCACTAGCTCTACTTGTTACCGCTGTTGTCTCATTTAGAAGTTCTATAGAATATGCTTTACCACTATCATCTGCATTTTTAAATACATCTATACCTTTGCTGTCAAAAAATCTTCTAAAGTCATTAGTGCCTTGTTGTCTTTGGTGTGCTTGATCTAAACCTGCACCACCTGAAAAATCAGATCTTGCAAATGATTGACCAAACTCTGCTCTAAATTCTTCAGGTACTTGTGCTGTGTTAACCTGTTGCGCAGATAATGGTGCAGTAGTAATAGTTAATTCTCTACCTGGTGCTACTGCTAGACGTAAAAGTATATCAGTAATACCATCAGATATTTGTGCCTGGTATCCAAAAGCTAATGGGTTAGAAACGTTTGACGTTGATGGTAAAGGCATTAGGTAAAAGTTATTCCGTAAAGTTCCACACCTTGTGGGAATCTTGACCTCTGTTCTCTTCTCGCTCTATCTAGTAAAACACCATAGTATCTAAGTAAAGCATTTCTTAAACGTTCACCTGATCCAACAGGTACTCCTCTTTGTTCTAAGTTTTCTGTAATATAGTTTTGTGTTGTTGCGTCAACATCAAGTTCTGATAATAACTGTGCAACAGCACCAACCATGACTATCTGTTCGTGGAAATCTTCTAATCCTGATACTGTATTTAGATTTGTAGTTTCATCTGTTGGTCTTGTAAACTTTGAAGCATATACAACATAAACAGTTTTACCTGAAGTAGGTCCTGAAGGGAATTGTACTGCTGCTTCTGTTGTAGATCCTGCAAAGTCTGTTAACAACTCTAATGGTATGTCACTGTATACTGTTGTATTTGCTGTACTGTTGTTAATCTTTGATTGTAGTATTCTTTGTGTACCTGCAGGCATTTCAACAAATTGTGTAGAAGCTGTTGTAATAGTAGTTTTTTTTATTGCATACAATGCAGGGAACAGTCCGATTACTTGATCACCAATAGCATTAGCTACGTTAAGTCTTGGGTATTTAGGTTTTAAAATAATGTCAGTATCTTCTGTATGTTCTACTGCTGTAGATCCTAACCTACCACGTTCAACTGTAATCTCACGTGATACAGTATTGATGTCTTCAACCATTACAAGTTCACTGTCTATTTCTAAAACTGATCCTGCACCAATAAGTTCTTCTTCTTCAGGTGTAAACAATCCTTCTTTATATTTAAGTGTTGTACCTGCAGCAGTTATACCCTGTCCACCTGTAATAGTGTCAAGGTTAGCTACTTGTGATAAGGGTTCTTGTTCCTCTACAGGTCTAAGATACTCTCTGTAAGTTCTGTCAATAAGTTGACCAAATGTTGACAAAGGTCCTCCTAAGCAGTTCTAAATATTAATTTAATTTTTCTGTCTGCAGCTTCTGTTCCATCTGAAGTAATCCTAAGAAAACCACCGCTAGCAAAAGCCCAACCACTAGGATCTACACGTGTCGCATTACCTGCACTCACTGTGTATGATACCTCTGTCCCGTCAGTTTCAACTACATCTACCCATGATGATCCATCTACTGAAAAATCAAAAGTAATGTTAGATCCAGTCATAGCACTTGGGAATACAATCCCTGCTAAGAGCATGTTATCTACGTTGACTGATGTACTGTTACTTGCGTCATCTGAAATGTCTATTAAAGCTACTTCGCTTTTACTTCTACCGTATACCATATTGTAAATTCTAACATACTCAAAACACCGCTATGGTGGAATAGCGGTGTTTGAGTAATTAATGAATAGGGATTAACCTACTACGTTATCAATTGCACAGTGATATTGTTGAGGTCCGAAGTCGAACGCCATTTCCATATATACTGCTTTAGCAATTCTTGCTTGATCGTTTTGATCTAAGTCTCTGACAAACATAGTTCCATAACCTGGAATGTTAAGGAATACTGGTTTGACGAAACTAAGGTCAACGATAAATGCTTGCTTAGATCCTGCTATAGTACCTGCAGGCAAGACATCGGATAATGCTAGACCGATAGATCCAAATGGTGTAACCACTGTATCAATGTCAACACCTCCAATGTTTCTGTCTCTTGGTAAGATACCATAATTCACAGAACCAACTGTAGCTTTAATTAACTCTTTGTTTAGATCCAACAACATTGTTGGGGAAACGAAAAGTACTGGTTGTCTCATTGGCGCACCTGCGTCATAGAGAGTTTTCATTGCTGAAGCAATGATGTCCCAGTTAATTTTTTGAGCTGCAGGTGTTCCTGCGCCGTCATCGTTATTGACGGAGTTGCCGCCTGATAAGTCTTGGTGTGCTTTAAGACCTCTCATCTGACGGTTACCTGAAGTACCATCAGCATAAGTTGCGTTAAATGCTGCCCACTCTACTTTCTTTGCGACTTGTTCTAATACTAATTCCATCTGATAAGCTAACTCATCATTGATTGGACTTGTTCCTGCTAGTGCGAGTGCAGGATCAGAGTTCTTGTAGTTTCCTGCAAGATCAAACGGTACGATTTCGCCTGAAGCTGCTTGTGCAGTATAAGATACTTGCGCGGCTTCATGGAAAATCTGTAGTACACCCTGTTGTGACGCTCTGCTTCTACCTGAATAGTTAGGTGATCCACCTTCATCATCAGGAGTAACAGCTGTAATCACTGCATTGTCTTGTGTTTGGAATTGGAAGAATGTCGAGTTAATCGCATTCCCACCATTCAAACCACCTGCTGCTGCAAGTAAAGGTGTTCTATGAGGTGTGATCTTGAAAAGTTCACCAGTAAAGTTATTAACGTCACTAGCTACTATTGGATTTGCACCTGATATTGCTGCCATGTTTTAGCTGCCTTTCTACTCTTTCGAGTTATTTTTTCTTTGCTTCTTCTTGTAAAGCTATTTTTGCTCTAAGACTATCTCTTACAGATGTGTCTCCACTTGCAATTACGTCTTGCATTTTCTGTGTCCAGTCAGCAGGTGTTTGTGCAACAGAATTTTGTTGTATAGTTTGTAACTTATCGTCACTATCAGCGATCTTTGCAGCAGCTACTTCGTTGTTCTGCTGTACATTAGTATCGATGTTATAGTTTTCTTTAAGCCATGATCCTAGTTCGCCAGTGTTTGGTTTTCCGTCATAAAGATCGAAAGCCATTTTACCAGTTCCTGAATCAGGATCTAATCCAACATCTTTAAAAAGCGAAGTCTTAACTACACTCTTTAATTCTTTATTCTCTTGTTCAACTGATTTAAGTTTTTCCCTTAAACCTTTTATGCCGTCATTGTTTTCCATGCCGTCCATTGTTTGCTCGTCTGTCATTGATATTCTCCATTTCTCACACGATTACACTATTCTCCAATAAGGTGTGGTACATATTGGGAGTGGTTACAAAATTTAATTACATGTTGAATTGGCGCTGCAACATACGCATACAACACCTCTACGAATTTATTACGTAGCTAGGACGTAGGAACCCTAAGCTAGAGTGTCGATCTATTATTTACTTGGCGGATACTGACCACGCCAATACAAATAGTATAACACATAAAATCGCTGTTTTAGATTTTTTTTATTGTTCGACTAATCCTGTCACACCTGCTTGTGTAGCAGCTGCGCCTTCAGCTCTTGTAAAGACTGACGCTTGTTCTGATTCTAATCTCTCTTCTAGTTGTGCTGCAGTACCTTCACCGAATACTTCTGATTCAATGAACTCTGATAGACCAAAGATATCTTCTCTTCCTGTAAATCTTTTAGCAAGTCTTTGTAATCTAGGTAACCTAGCTTCTGCTCTTTGTGCTATCTGTTGCGCACCTGTGCCGCTAAGTCCTGCACTAACTAAACGTTGTGCTTGATCTGCAGATATAGTCAAGTCTTCTTCACCAAAAGCACCACCTATTTGAGATACTTTAACTCTTTGTTCTATTATGTCTGATGATATATCTTCACTAATAAAAGAAGCAAATATAGCTTCATCAGTTAGATCATCTGTTGATGGAAATATACCAGGATAGTTTTGTACGTAGTATTGTTTGACAGCGTCAAACTGTGTGAACAACGATGTATATGCAGTATCTAATCTGTTAGCAAAAGTACTAGGATCTACATCATTAGTGAACAAATCTGTCATTTGGTTTTCAAAGTAATCAGGATTTAAGTTGTAATCTTCTAAGTATGTTCTGTAATCTTCTTTGATCTTTATGTAATCTAATTCAGGTGTATTACTCTCTATTCTAAGTGTTGTACCATCATCTCTAAAAATTCCAGGAAACCTATCTTTGTATGCTTGTGTAGTACGCATACCTCTTAGTGCTTCGTCTGCGTCACCACCATTAACATTGTATTCATCTATAAATAAATCTAATAACTCTTGACCTAAGAAACCATAATTAGCTTGTGCAAATTCTTTGACGTTAAATTTTTCTACAGGATCTCCTGGTACTGGTGCTACTTCACCACCACCGCTGCTGCTTCCACCACCACCTGTTGCACCGAGATCTTTTAAGAATGTTCTACTAACTACATTACCATTAGCGTCTCTAGTAATAGAGTAAACAAGTAACCTTCCATTTTCTACAACAGTTTCATCACTTGTAATATTATTACTTGTAACTACAACTTCTGTCTCTTCATTACCTAGAAGTTCTTCTACTGGTGTTTCTATTACTGCAGGTGGTACTACTGCTGCAGCTGCTGTTGCTTGTTCAGCTACGTATCGATCTGCAATAGCTTCTACTTCTACTTCTGATGGTCTATCATTAGCCATTGTTGCAGGTCCTGCTGCAACAGCTACTGGACCAGTTTGTCTTGAAGCTGCAATTGCTTGTCTATCTTCTTCAGGTAAGAAACTTACTAACCTATCAAATATACTTGCCATTATCTAAACGATCCTCCTCCTGTTGCTCGCGCACCTGCTTTACCAAAGTTATTTTCTAGATCACTCATTATTTGATCTCTATATGCTTGCGTACCTAGATCTGCTGCTGCTGCGAATGCTATATCTTTACGTTCTGCTATATCATTAGTAGCAGCAAACTGTTTCCATTGTGCAGTGGTTTCGTCTGCTTTTTGTCCTGTTATGCTTACCCATTCACTTCTTAAACTTGGTGCTATCTCTTCATATGCTTTAACGTTAGTACCTTTGTACTGTGCGTATGTAGTTTGAAATTGATCTTGTAACTTAGGTAAAAACTCTTGTGTAAAAGCTGTAGGATTATCTGCATAGTCTGCAGTAAGTTGTTCTAAGTTAAAGTTATCTGATGTACCAGGACCGAGTATTGAGTTTATTGTGTTCTCCATTTGTCTTGTAAGTTCTATAGTTTCTAAAGTCTTGCCTTCTAATGCAGCTTTAACTTCAGGATCTAATGTAAATCTAATTAATGGATTAGCTAACTTTTGTATTGTATTGTTAACATCGTTATCATCAAAGATACCGTACTGTTTTTTTTGTGTAATAGCGTCAATGACTGCAGGATCTAATGTTGTTAAACCTGATGATAACATCTTACCTATAATCTCTTCACGTGTCTTTATACCATTTGCACTAAATGTAGCAGGATCTTTGTGTGCTGCATTCATCTGTTGTCTCTCTGTAGCTGTATGCTTTAGCCACCAGGTAGTTTGTGCTAGTTCTGATTCTCTAGCTGTCCTACCTTCTTTAGCTGCTTCCAATGCAACGGCAAGATAATCATATTGACCTGCTGCATTCTTGCTAAAGATATAAGGTTTGTACTTAGACTCTTGTTCTAATGCTTCAACGAAGTACTCATAACCAACTGCACCTGCTTCCATACCACCATGTATAGACGCTAGTTGAGTATGATCTCCAAAGTAAAAACTGTTTGTATAGTCATCAGCTGTAATATTTGAACTACCTTCTGTACTATAAACTTCGCCATTCTTTGTAATGACTACGTCAGGTGTTACAGTACCTGTAGCTGTAATTTCTTTTAGGTCTTTAACCTTGTATCTAAATGTAAAGTTCTGTAGTCCTGGCGATAGTTCTGCTGCTTCTTTTGGTAGTTTATAGACAAGATAATATATTGATTGTCCTGACTCATTAATTTCCTGCCATACTTGTGTATCGCTCGGTAACTGCGGTATTAAATTAGCTGCCATATATCCCTGCAAATGGTTTAAGTTTTTCTATTTTACTATCTGCAAAATCAGTCATATCTGCATTGTCTCTCTTTAAAGTAGTGTATGCGTCCATCAAAGTTTTTGCTCTATCATTTATATTAACAGGCATTTTTCCTCTCATTTCCAATATACGTAACATGTCTGCGGTGTTCTTACGGTTCTCACTCATAAGATCCTGATCCCACGTACTGTATACACGCTCTTCATTAGCAGCTTGCACTGATCTATACAGATCTTTAAAACCTTTATCGTTACCATTCTTATAATTATCGTAGGCATTCCAACCATCGAAACCATTATCATTGAATATTGTGTCAGCAATGATCATATGTTTATCTATATTGTTTATGTCTTTAAGAAAACCTATAGCTTCATCTCTATTTTCTTCAAATAGCTTTGCACCTATAGCGTTACGTTCAGGTACTGAAGTACCTTTATCTATTTCCTCTGCATATTTTTTATCCATGACCATCATTACATAAGTTTTGTTAACACCACTAACATCTATTTGCATAATGCCGTAGCTTTCACCACTATCTGGTACGTTATATTCTGCATGTGCGTTGTATGGAACGTTATTAATGTTTAATATCTCACCATCTTTAGTGCGATTATCTGCACTCTCAACACCAAATACTGTAAGCAATTCATCTGCCATGTCTTTGCCATTTCTATACCATGCTACTTTTTTTCTTTTGTTTAAATCTCTACTATTGCCATCTCTATGATTCATCATTGCTTCGTATATCCTATTAGGATCTACTACACCTATACCATCTTCTCTGTATTTTATAAGTGGATATGATCCACCACCTTCTATAACTGGAAAACTTCTTGCGTCAAACATATTATCTCCTACCTGGATTGTACTTAGGAAAATTAGTACTGTCAGCAACATCTAATGGTCTCCCGTATTTATCTTCTACTTTTGGTAAACCTGCTTCATATTCTGATTCTAGTTGTGAAACAAGTCCTGATGGTATACGTATGTTCTTACCATTGTAACCTTTTTCTTTTAGTTTAGTAGATACATACATATCTCTTTTAACATTGTAAATCCAATCATTCATACCGAACCCATCTTTGACAGTATCTAATGCTGATATAGCACCTTCTTTAATACTATCAAACATTGGTCCGAGTAACTTATTGTTCTTTGCTTCTTCAACTAATGGATTAATAGCTTCTCCCAATATACCAATAGTTTCGCTAGTTGCACCTGCTAAAGTACCTGAATCTTCAGGTGAACCATATAGGTTTTCAAATACAGTATCTGTTTTAGTTGGATCATATATGTCTTGTGCAACATCTGCGACTGCACCACCTATAGTTTCAGTAGCTTCTCCTACACCTGTTGTCTTTGATATAAGCATATCTAGCATAACTGGCGCTAATACAGCAGCGTCAAACAGATCAAGCCCATTACCTAATGTTTGTAGTAAACCATTTCTCGTTGCAACTTTTGCTACATTTTCTGCAGGTACTTGTGCAAACAATTCATCCATAACTTTAGTTGCATGGTTTTGTACTACGTTATCTGTCACATCTCCAAAAATAGATTGTCTTGCAATAAGTTCTCTAAGCTCGTCAAAGTTTTGTAAAAATACACCATCAATTGCTGTAGGATTTATTTCATTAAGATTGTAAAACCTTTCGTCATTAATATTTAATTTACTATACAAATCTAAATACTGTTGTTTTTTTATATCAGTAAGTTCTTCATTTTGCATAATTGTTTCTATAGGTATAAAATTAGAAATTTGTTTAATACTGTTATCATCAAGATCATTAAGACCTATTGTACCCATATTTATCTCATCGAGTAAAAATAAAGTATCCTCATCCAATTCTGTTGCCTTAATATCAAAAGTTGTTTTTCTTGGTATTCCTGTACCAAACTTATCACCTGGATCTACTATACCAAAGACATCGTGAAAATTATTTCTTCTACGACCACCGCCTGTACCTGCAACTATTTCTATACCACTTTGAGATAGAGATTTTAATAAAGCTATATCTGCGTATTTAGTTGGATTTCCTCCTGGTATTGGAGTGCTTCTAGTTTGTCCATTCATCTGATTTAAAAAGTTTACAAGGTCTCTATCTCCATCTTTAAAACCAAAAGATTCGTAAACTAAATCATCTACTAACTTACTTCCACCATTTTCATTAGGATTATAGTCTCTAAAATTACCATCTAAATTTTTTGCTTCATAGCGTAGTGCATGTTTTTGTCTAATTACTTCAGCTGCTATAGCCATATCTTGTAGGAGATTATCACTTATGCTGATTCCATTCCCACCTTTTGAAATATATTCATATCCCATTTCAGTTGGTAAATCTTTAAAAAACTCTGCTTTAAGTTGTGGGTAATCATTTAGATACTCTGTAATATTTTTAATGGACAACAATTCAGAAATAGCTTGATGTGAACCTAGTGAAGCAGGATCTACTTGCGTTGCAGCAAATTCAAACATATCTTCAAATTGTATTCTTTTATATGGAAAAAACTCATCTGCTTTTGCAGTAAATAAAACGTGTCCTGCTGTAGTTCGTCGTTTATGGTACCATTCGGGAGTTATAAATGTTGTAGGATCATCAGGACTCATTCTAAAATCACTTTTTTTAATATACTCAAATGCTTCATTATATAGTTCAGTTGATATTGCTTCTCTTGGTCTAATCATTCCTGCCATAATATCTTGCATATTGCTAAAGTTTATATTAAATTCATCTTTGCCTTTAAGAATATTTTTAATAGCAACTTCCATACCTTCATCGGTACTCATAATATTTGTATAATATTTTTTAATTGTCTCTCTTGCAGGACCATCTTTTCTTGCGTCAAGTAACATTTGAGAAACTTTTCTATCTGCTTCTTCAGTTCTTATAACTTGGAAATCTCTACCTGTTGCTGCTTTGTGTAAATCCTCTATTAAAAAATCAAGTGCCTCTTCTGATAACACATGTTCAGGACTAGAGTTTTCTATAATCTGTGCTAATAGTTTTGTAACATTAGGATTATTGGTTTGTCTTATAATTGGCATGTCTGTATGTAATATTGAATTTGGTTCTGCATTAAATTTTATTTGCATAATACCTGGATCAACTAACAATGTTTTTTCATTATAAAGATTACTAGAAATTACACTTTTTAAATAGTTTCCTTCTTTAGGATTTACCACTACTTCTAAACCAATTTCACGTAAATCACGATTCATCATGTCTATTAAGTCTGTATCATCTACATCTAAAATATCTTGGTGATTTAATATTTGATATACTGCGTCATACACTTCTCTATTCATAGTACTTATTGTTCCTGGAGTACTTCCACCTGTTGCATATGAAGCTGCAAGAAATGGATTTGAAGTTGTGTACATATAATTTAAACGTAGTTGTTGTGTTCTGTATTTTCTAGGATCTAACCAATCAATATTATTTTCGTAGGTGATACGGTTTAAAAATCCTTGCATAGTATTATCAAATTCCATCATAGGTGCAGTTGTTCCAAAATTTGTAGCAGGTAGATATGTTTGTAGTATGTCTAATACTTTTCTACCTTTTGCATTGAGACCGTTACCACCGTGATAAACCATCCCACTTAAATTACCGTCTGCAGTTCTAACTAGCTTCTGAGTATCTAACATAGCTTCAGGCATTGCAGGTGAATTGTTTTTATAGTAATCCCATGCAGGTGTATATATTTCTTCAGGAAATGTTTTTTTATAAAACTCGTTATTTTTATTTCTAATAGATTCCATTGCATTTCCTATTTCAGGGTAGTTATTTTTTTGATACTCAATAAGATCATTAACTGCAACATCTATACCGTCTCTAGAAATATCTGGATTGTTAGGATCTAAGTAAGCAAAACGTGCAGCGTCAGTATCATGTCCTGTTAAATAATACAAATTGTCGTCTGCTTCTTCCACCATTACTCGTGTAAATGATTCTTCAATTATTGTTTTAAATTCTGGACTATCAATAATTTTATCTGCATTTTGTTGCATAGCAGCTATGACTGGTGTTATCTGCATGCCTTCGTTTAATTTTCTTTTTAATAAAGATCTGTAATATCTTTTAGTATATTCTTGTANTAATTTTGTAACGCGNTTTTTACCTTTATCAGTTAGGTCTGCGTCAAAAATAAACTCGCTGTTCATCATTTGATTTCTTGTAGGTACTACATCGCCTTCAATATCTGCAGGACCTATTGTAACTATTGATGGATGTTTTATTGCAGTGTGCATAATATCTATAAATATAAAGTCAGGTCTCATTTGATCCATAGCATNAAATCTTATACCATCGCCATAATCCATTTTACCCATTTGTCTAATGCTATCAATCATTGCTTTGTTTTGACGATCAATAACATTGTTACCTTCTATAGGTATTATTGGTTGACCAACTTGTTCACGTACTACATTACTACCGTTTATAATATCAACGTTTCGTTTTGCAGCAGCTTGTGTTTGTATTTTAAGTTTTTCAACATCGTCATAATCATATACATTTGTGCCTTTAATTATTGTAGCCATATTAGATTTATCAAAATATTTGTTCTTTAAAGAAATTGTTAATGCGTCTTCTACAAACTCTGTGTGTCCGAATGCAAGTTCTGCTGATCCGTCAATAACATCTTCGAGTTTTATCCATTGATATGATAAAGCGTCATCTGCTGCTTTAGGTTTCCATTCTGTAAATGTAGATACTACTTGACCGTCAACTATCTCGTCATTCTGTAAATCTTTAATTATTGTAAAAGCACCGCCAACGTTTACACCATTAGCTGCTCTTGCGTCCCAATCATATCTATTGTATTTAATAGGTAACGGTTGTGAAGCTCTAATAAATTTACTTTCTAAACCAACTTCTTCAACTGCTTCACGCAATGCTTCTTGTGCAAAAATTAAAGAAGCACTTCCTCTTTCGCTAGGTAAAAATTTACCCTCAATTCCAAAATAAAACTCCTGCAAACGTCCTACTTCATTAGGATCAACAACACTTCTAATTATTTTTTCATCAGACATTTCTGCTTCAACTATGCCACCAGGTAAAGCAAACAAGTCTCTATGTGGACCGCGCTTACGTTTAATAACAAGTAGTTCTACAGTTCCATCTTGTGCTTCTTTAAAAATTACATTGTCTGCTGTGTTCTGACGATCTTTAAATTTCTCATACACAAAGTCATTGTTCACTTCTGCAACATCGTCAGATAGTCCTTCGTCTAATTGCAAACTCTCTCTTGCAAATCTCGAACTTTGTGGATCTCCTTCGTAATTATAAAATGCTGAAGCTGTATCATCATCAAGATCAAATCCCATGTTTCTCCAAAAGCTACTACTGTATGCTGATTCTAAAGTTTTATCTAATAAAGTAATAGGTACATTTATTTCGTCTGATAATTGTTTTAAAGCGTCAACCATTTTTCTACCAATGCCTTGACCTTGTGCTTCAGGTTTTAAATAAAATGATTCTATATATATTTCATTACCATTGATTATATTTCCACTTGTTAAATCAAAATGTAAACCGCTGCCATCTCCTGCTTCACTAGCAGTACTATCTAAGAACTCTCCATATTTTTCTTTGAGATCATCAAGAAGTTGCATAACCTTATCTTCATTTGATAATTGACTAATATTATCAGGCACAACATCTGCTGCTGCAGCTTCTACAGTATCTGGTACTTCTACTTCACCTAGCAATTCTCCATATTGTTCATACTGTTCTTTGTCTATTTGTTCCATTGCTTTGACTATATAGTCAGGTTGAAAATTACGACTTAAAGTTGTACGTATTCTTTCCGATATAACAGGACCTTTGTTGGTTAATGCCATTTCTATACTAGAAGTACTATTAGGAAATATTTCATCTAGCTTATCACCGACTAATGAAACTATTGCAGTCCTATTATTAACATCTACTGTCTTTGTGAATAAATTATTTGCTTCTTCTAATGTAGAAAATTCTCCTAATTCTAAAAAAAATATTTCAGATGTTTGGTTGTAAATTGCAGAATCGGGTTTTCTCATAGGATTCAAACCACCTGACTCTACTGTACTTTGATCTCTTAATGATAAACGAAAACCTAACAATTCCTCAGTGTTATCACCAACAATAGGTTCTATAGCTAAACTTAAATCGTTCCTCGCTTGTGAACCTTTACCTGCTACTGATTCTAAATCATAGGGACCATATACTAATAAACCGTCTTCTCTTGGTGTAAAACCTTCTGCTAGTAAATCGAGATAACTGTTGTCGCCTGCATTAACATAATCTAATAAACGAACACCACCGTATTTTTTTTCAATTGTTTTTTCGATTGCAGCTTTTATTAATCTATCTAAATGCTCAAACACTAAAGCGATTCTAGGATCCATTATCTTCCGATCATGTTATCGAATTGATCTAATGAACTAAACAAAAAGCTAAGATCATTCTTTTCTTGTATACCTCTCTGCTGTGCTGCTAGTTCAGGTTCAAACTTTTGTTCTGCAAATGCTGCTAACTCTTCACTTGGCGTACTTGGTATAGAAATACTATCAGGTGCGCCAGGAAATAACCTATTAGCTAAATCAAGATTCTTACTATATTCTGCACTTGCTGTCTCATAATCTTTATCTGCCCCTATATAGAAATCACTAAAGGCAATAAGTTCTGCGTCTGTAAGTTTACGTGTAACTCCTGCAGCTCTTAGTGCATTGTCTATTTCTCCTTTAATAAATCCTGGAGATGGTGTTGCATATACTTTAGGTGCTAAAGGTGGTTTTTTAAAGTAACGTTCCTTCTCACTGTTAAGTTGTGAATACACATCTATCATGTTTAAGTTTGCGTCAACCATAGCAGAGTACATTCCTTGTGATGTTTTACCTTGCCATGCACCTTGTTCTAAAAAGAAGTCTTCAGCAGTTATATAACCTGCTTGCATTAAATCTACTTGAACAGCTTTTATTTCTTGTGGCGCTAATGAGATCCATGATATTTTTTGTGTACCATTCATACCTGGTCCTTGACCTGATATGTGATCTGTGCCACCATAGAACTGACCTTCAGGAATATTACCTGCATATACTTGCTGCGGTAACATAGCGTCCTTCATTTGTGCTGCTGTAGGATCTCCGTCTTTAAAAGCGTCTGCTACATCAGGTTGTTTATATATTGCATAGTCAGGTGAGATCCCTCCAAAAATATCATATTCAGGTGCATTAGCTTGTTGCGTATTAAAATCAATCCACTGTTCTAATTGTGCATTAATTTCTTGTTTATCACCTGATACGTTGATAATAGTTTTAGATGGATCACCTTCTACTTCTGAATTAAGTAATTGTAATTCATCATAGCTTAGTGTCTGTACTTCTCCAGTACTTGTACCGTCAGGTCTATTGATACCAACAGCTACCTGGAATGTATCACCAGTATCTAATGCTGTATTAAATTTACCACTGTCATTAAAGGTTTCAGCACCATATAAGTAATCTCCAGTATGATCGTAGTATCCTGACTCATCATTAAAAGTCATAACTGGCTTTGTTAATATTGTAGGTTTAGCAAATCCAGGATATTTTTTATAATCTTTACCTTCTGTAGGATAAAAACCCTCTGTCATATCTCTAGGTGGATTGTTAAGAAACCATTCATTGAGATCTTCTGTTACATAGATCTGTCCACCTTCACCACGTGGTGGTCTGACTATAACACCTAATGTGCCTGTCTCTTCAACTATTTGTTCTAGTTTTGTATTTAGATAGTCATAATAGTTTTTAGCATTCTCTGAACCTTCAGGACCTTTAAGACCTGCAGCAACATCTAAACCTCTATATATATCTGCTGCAAACTTTTGTTCTTGTGGTGATTTAGGATTTCTCCATGTCTTAGACTCTGCGTTATTATTTACTGCTTTATTAAATGTAGCAAGTGTAGGGTTAGCAGTGGATTGTCCCATAACACCACTAAATGCAGACTCAAAACTTATAAGCTGATTAGACATCTGTGCTTGTACTTTGTCATACATTGCTAGATCGTTATACACCTTAGCAATAAACAATTGATCATTAGATTCTTTGACTAATGCAACAAGATCTTTATATATCTGTTCATTTTCTGTAAAACCACGCTGATCTATAATACTTTGTACTAGCGCCTGTTTAAATTCTTCTGTCATTAAATATCCTCTGTACCAGGTACGTTTGGTAAGTACACACCATATTCATTAAGTGTATCATAGTCATACTGTAAATCTTCTAAGAAATCTGTACGTTCCTGGAATAAAGGTAGCAATACACGTTCTGCTAATATTTGNAAATCAGGGTTCTTATTTATTAACATACCTATAGTATCACGTAATTGTTGACGTTCTTTTAACATAGTCCTTGATGTTTTCCAACCTTCTTTAGATAAACCAACAACTAATGCACGTTTTTCTAATGTCTCTATAAAACCTAATACAACACGTAGATCTTTACCTACTGCTGTTTGGGATAGTGTTCTACTCTTCTCCCAATTTTTAAGCTCTTCAAATTGCATATCTAATGTAGATGTTTGTGGTAATCCAGGTATTGTAGAATCGAATCCTGGAAACTTAGATCTAGCAATATCTCTAGACAATGCCATTTCTCTCTCACGCATTTGATTCTGATATGGATCTGTTATGTCATATGTCTGTAGAGTACTTACTCTCTTATCTTCCATAAAGAAATCACCTAGTCTTTGATTCCTTTTAGCCAACCACTCTTCAGGTTTAAGAGGTTCTCTTTGTTCATTAGCAATTGTTCTTACATATGCTTCATAATCGAATGGACCACCTCCGCCTTGTGGTATTGCATATTGTGCAGTAAAGGTATAGTTCTCAAATATTTCAGGATTCTCTAATTGAAACTTTACACCACGTTCATCTACTGGTCTAGGTTCTATTACTACTGTCTTAGGTGTAGCAATGTCTAGTGGATTAAATCCAAACTCATCAATAAAAAACTTAGTAGCTGAATAGTTATCTCCAGGTGCATACAGAAATTGTCCTGTAACTTCATCTTTTGGTGGTGTCTGCAACATCTCTCTATATCTATCTGCAAGTATTTGCATAGAATAAACATGTCCTGCATTCTTATCGTTGCCTATATCAAATCTAGGGTTAAGTCCTACTGGACCAACAAACTGTGAAGCAGCTTTAATCAAAGTTAAGTTTCTAGCAATAGACCTAGCTTCCTTCATAAGTTCTTCTTGTTGTTGTGAAGTACGATCATCTGAACCATTAGCTTTTAATATTCTATATACGTCAATAGTAGTGTTAGAAGCAATACGTGTTATTTCGTTTTGTCCAACATCTTCGTTGTATGCGTACAATGCCTGGTAGGTATTACGTAACCATGCAGGTACACCTGCTGCTGATATAAGATCTCCTGCTGTTCGTACATCAGGTAATCCATACGGAAATAGAATCTTTTTAGCTTCGTCAAAGTTTGGACTAGCATTAACAAAGAAACTAGCAGGTATAGCTACAGCAGGTCCGATACCAGGAACTATTTCTAATGCTAAGTTAATTGATGAAGCATAACCAGGAAACCTGACTCCTACATTTCGATCTTCACCAAACAATGCGTCTGAAGCTAAGTCGTCAATCATAGGATAATAGAATACTTCTTCACCAGTAACTTCATCTTGTCCTAAGAATCCCTCGCCTTGTACTGGACTAAATGGATTGTCACCACGTAAAGCATTAACTGTTACTTGTCCTCTTCGTGTAATTTCAGGGTTTTCTTTTAATAACTTAGCCCATGTTGTCATAATCTCTATGTACGCTTCGCCGAATGGAAATATGCCACGTAGGTTGTATGCAACCTTTTTACGTTTAGTTAAGTCATACAATAACTCTTGCACTTCTGTTAACGCACGTGCTTTTGCTATTCTATCAATTAAGTCAACGTCACCTGATTTATCTGTAAAACCTAGTAGTTCTGATCTTGTCTCTAAGTTTGAATCAAACAATTCTTTATTGCTTTCTAGTTTTGCTTCTAGATCAAACATATCTTCTTGTAGATCATCTACTCTTTTTTTAACATTCATAGGTACAATGTCATCTTCGTAACTAACACCTGATCCATAAGTACCTGTTATGTCTTGTTCTAACTTAGCTAGTTCTTCAGTCTTATCTGTAAGTTGTTTATCTAGATCACCTTTACGTTTTAAATAAGCTGTTTGAAACTTTTCAAACTCGTCATCTACATCTTGATAGTCCAAACCTGCTTTTACATCACGATCATTTAGTTCTTTAATTTTTCTTTGAAACATGTCAATGTTTATCTCTGTATCAGTTTTACGTAACTTTTGTGCAGGCAATCCAATATCTGCACGTAGAGAAGACATTAGGTTTTCACCAGGTAAGTTTGCATTTAAAGCACCTGATACATTGAACTCTTTACCACCTACAATATAGTTACCACCCTCCATCATTGTGTTACGCATTTTTGCAGACATGTATGGAAGCATATCGTATATTGTTCTCCAGTATGCTTGTCTAAAGACTGGTGACCTAGAAGCATTGTCAGTTCTTTGTCCCATTAAAGCGTCAAATGCTTTGTTAGTATAGAACTCCATCTTACCTACATCATCTATGTAATCTGTTTTACCTACAGCAACAACGTTAGGTAGATCATTTATGTACTCATCTGACATTAAAGTTTTCCTAACATTTTGATATAAAGTGTTATCTCCATTTTGTATGCTATCAAAAAAGTCATCTAAGGTTTCAGTTGTATATTGTTTGCCATCTATTCTATTTAGTCTATTACGTACAAGCATTTCAAATATGTTCGTATTAGCAGTTTTTTCTACAGATAATGGGAATGGTGTTTTACCAAAGTCAAGATCGTCTATGTTCATTTTATTAGCTAGATTTTCTAGTACCTCTAGGTTTTGATCAAAAGCACCACCCGCTAATTGGTTTGCTCTAGCATAGATAGATTCAGTATATGCAAATCTACCACCTGCTGTAGACATCCTAGCTTTATACGTAGGTCCACCTTGTGAATATGCTTCTATAATATCTTGCGCTCTAGAAGAAGTACCTTCTACAAATTCTTTCATTCTTTGATCTCTTTGTTTTTTAGTTAAAGCACCTCTAAACAAATGATTAAACAATCTATCGTAATGTAAATGCGCAACTTCTCTTACAATGCCATCATCAAAATACTTTTGTAATAATTGTGGTCTTGTCTCTTGTGCAGCTAATGCTTCTTCTTTTGTAATAGTATCCATTGGATGTACACCAGGTTTTTTTCTTCTTTTGCCTGCTCTGTAGTTACCACCAAATAGATGATCAAAGTTATTAGATCCATACCTACGTGAACTAGCAGCTTGCCATTCAAGTGCTTCTTCTAACGGGTTACCTAATAAATCTTTAAATTCTACATTCTTGCTTGTCCAACGTGCAGCTTCTGTACTGCTAGGTTTTTTTAGTATGCCTAATGACAATACAGATAACGGTCTGCTAAATATATTGTCATAACCACGTGTATACATACGTAATTGTTCTTCACCAACAACACGTAGTAACCAGGCACCACGTAATAACACGAATGGTTTCCAAAAGTCACCGTAGTAACTATCTATAATTTTTGACATAGTTCCTGATTTAATTTTTGCAGGTAGTTTACTAAACATGTCTATACCTTGTTCTGACGCTTTAGCTCTAATTAAAGACATAGAGTTCATAGCTTTTGCTAATTGTGAAGGATCAGGTAAAGGTATTGTACGTTCGATAAACTCTGTTAATAAATGCGGATCAGGATTAACGAATGCTTTGTTGTCAACAATTGTTTGACTTATCTTTGCACCAGGATTAGCTACGTTGTTACCTGTTACAGAATCTATAAAATATGCACGTAGTTCAGGTAAGTAATCTTCAAAGATTCTGCTGAATGTATATGCGTCTTCTGCATTAACACCATAGTTATCTACTAAATCATCAGCAGTAAACTTAACCATATCTTTTACAACGTTAAATAAACCTGTTTGATCTCCGTCTTCTAAACGTATTGCTCTGTTAAGTATTTGATTTTTAGCAATACCATCCATAGTTGTTTGATCCATAAAACCTTTTAAGTTTGTTACAGCGTCATCTAATTGATTGCTATCAACATATCGATACGGAAACTCTCCTGCATATGTAGATAGTATTCTTGCTGATCTATTAGGACTATCCATAAGTTTTGTCTTAATAACTTTCTTGGCACCAAATAATCTACCAGTACCTTTAGGTACTCCGCCTAACAAGTCTTCTGTAGCACCACCTAAGAATCTACCTATTGCACCTACTGTTGGTTTTTGTCCTGTACCCATAGGTCCAAAAGGATCTTCTAAAAATTCTGTTAGTAAATTGCTAACTGCTGCTTGCTTATCTGCACTTGACTTTGTAAAATCTTGTGATACATCCATAAAAGCAGTAATAGCTTCTCTATCAGTAATACCAGTAAGTTCTATAAATTTATTGGGATCATCTAACTCTGCTAAATAATTAATTAACTTTTTACCACCTTCATCTTTAACGAGGTAATTAGATACTGATCTACCTGATATAAACGGTAAACCCCAACTTTTATTTACAGCACCAATNTATTCTTTTTGTGCTTTAGTCATCTTATCTACAGGTGTATCATTTAANATCTTTTCTAANTAATCAGGTATCTTTAAAGATTTTCTACCTTTTGTAAANGCACCCATGCCTAATGTTAAATAGTTTGCAGGATCTAAGAACAATGCTTTACCCGCGTCTAATACACCTGATACAACATTAAATGTTCTTGTATTAGGTTCTGCAACTTGTAGTGCTAANGATCTGCCTAAAGATATGGGAACTGTACCCTTTTCATTACTAATAGTAAAATTCTCATTACCTTCCTGCATTTGTCTGTCTATAGAAGTTATTGGTGTACCTAGATAGTTTTGTATTATTTGTTCTGCTCTACCTTGATCAAATCCTGATCGTATCATGTATTGGTATTCATCATAGAATTTAGACTGTGGATTCTGTGCGTCAAACGTTTCTGATACAGGTAAGAACCCTTCACCTAAATTTATCTTCTTACCCTTGTTCATTTCACTAAACAATTGTTTAACAGTTGATTTACCGCTTTGTCTATATGCGTCAGCAAAAGATAGATTCTCTGATTTATCACCAAACGTACTTGCTATAAATGAATTGATAGGACGATCTACTGTTGTTCTATATAAATCTTCTAATCCTAAAAATCCTAGACGTACACCTGCTTGTAAAGGATCAAAGACTTTATCTAAAACAGTTTTACTGTTTGATTGTGAAATCATTTTAGATATGTCATTTAAAACCTGTGCTTCAGGTTTAACTTGCAATGTTGTTAAGGATGTAATTACATCAGGTGAAAAGTTAGGATATGCTTTTGCAATTGCACTAGCACGTAGTGCGTCATCTTTAGTTATAGAGTTCTTAGCTCTTTTGTATGTAGCTTGTCTTTGTTGTAGCTCTTTATAAAAGTTAGCTTCCTCCGCAGGATTATCTCTGTGAAAAGTAGCCATTAGAGGTTACGCTGCGTTCTACCTATCTGTCTATCAGAAGCAAATTTAAGTAGTCCTAGAAGTTCTGTAGTAGGATTTACCTCTGCCATCGCTCGTATAAGCATGACATCATCGGGTTCTAAAAATTGATCTTGTGTTGGTGGTGATTGGTACTGTCCTAGATTATCTTCTCCTGGTGCAAATACATCTGCTAACCCTGTAGGTAATCCACCTAATGGTGCAGGACCTTGTTGTGGTTGTGCAGTAAAAGTCTCTTGTGGTTGTTCTATATTTCCTTGTCTTACTTGATCTACAAGTGCTGATTCTTCTCCTGCAGACTCATTAACCATGCCACGTACATCATCTATTGTTGGTGCAACACCATCTGTTCTACGTGATAATTTACCTGGACCACTTACAGCTGCAGGTCTTTTGACTCCGCCTCTACGTCCACGATTCCTACTACTACCAGTTGCCATCTAGATCCTCCTGTTTACCAAAAAATATTATTAAACCTTGTGGTATATATTGTACAATCATTCCTTGTGGCATGTCAGAGATCTGTGGTTCTTCTGCAAACAATTCATCTTCGTGATCAGATATTTCTAGCTCTGTTTTTTGCCATACATCAATTAAACAATTACTGACTATCTCTCCAAATATCATATTCACTTCTTCGTTAGGCGCCACCTTGTAAACCTCCTAGTAATAATGATCTCACATCAGGTGCAGGTCCAGGTTGTGGTTGTTGACCACCACCCATCATCTGCTCTAATAATGCAGCTTCACCTTCAGGTACTTCAGGTTCTGTAGCTGTATAAAATTTATCTAATATTTTTTGCATTTCGTTAGGACTCTTGTATATCTGTACTAATGCCATTGTTGCTTTAGGATCTCCTTGACTTGCTTGTATCTTTAATGTCTCAAACAAAGTTCGTTCTGCTTCGTCTTTAAGTATTCTATCATTTATTTTCTGTACGTTATCTAAACCGTCCATGTTTTCTTGAAGAGTCTCTTTGTCTATAATACCTGCTTGTAATAACTGTAAACCTGACACAATCTTTGTAGGTTCATCGAATCCTGCCATGACACCATAGATACGCCTTGTCTTGTACATACCTGCAATATCAGTAGATGGTGTATAGTTTTCAGCGTATGCTGTACCATTTAGATAACCTGCTAATGGTTTTTTAGTATTTCCATTAAGCGCCTGATCCATTTCTAAACGTTTATAATCAAGCTCTTCTATTGCTGTTTTAAGTGATAGCTGATATTCTTTTACGTTTAGATCAACGGATGATAATAACTCTTGCAATCCTCTACCAGTAACAAAACTGTTAGGAGATATTGCGTCATCGCTTACTGGATAACTAGATCCAACTCTTAGCTGTCTCTCTATACGGTCGATCTGTGTAAACAACTGATACGGTATATTATTTGGTGGTTTAGCTACTTGTGAACCAGGTGTTAGATAGTTGACTGCAAGTCTACCTCTCTTATAATTCCCGCTCTCTAGCTCTCCTATAATATTTGTTTCAGTAAATACACTGTCTTCCATTGCAATTATGGACAAGACGTTAATCTTAGCCATAGCTGCCATCAAACCTAACACATGATCGTACTGACCTGATAGTCTGTCAAAACTAAAACGTTTTGATACAACAAATCGTGGTCCCGATTTTATTGGATTAGGTGTGAAATCTAATATTTGTTTTGATTCAGGTAGGAATACATAGGTACCTTCTTCGTCATAGTACTCAACTAATTCTGTACCTTCACCTGTGTGGTTATCCCAACTTCTATTGAAACCGTCATGGTATTTAAACTTGCTATACCCTGATGGGAACGCACTGTTTTCATCAACAGTTACTTTAGCTTGTGGGTACATTGATTTGATAACTTGGTTAGGAACTAAACGTATTAACGCCAACTCTTTAGGTTGTTGATCTGCGCCGTAGTATCCTGGATAACAATCGTAAGGATCTCTTAGTTCCGCATGTGGATACATAATTCCTTCAGGTGATTTTTTTTGTCTAATGATCCATACACAAAAACCATAACCTGGTAACCATCGTGCAGCTTGTGGTAACTGCATTTCCATTTTAGATGA